ATCCTTAACTAACCCGGATCCGTGGGCTCGGCTGGATAAAGAAGACCTGTATCCAATCAGGCTAGAGATTAAGGAAAAATCTGAATTGCTGCTACTGTCGGCGTCTTTACCACAACGTTTGTCCAGGTAGATGTTCCCAAAGGACCTGAATAGTTGAATAGCGCTCCATTATCATCAATAGCTATTACACCAGTAGTATCAGCCCACAAAATAGTGTATGTATGACCATTAGTCATATTGGGGTATGAAGATCCACCATAATTCCAAGTAGCTGTAATCTTAACCAATCCCCACATTTAACTCTCCAACTATTAAGTTGCCTTAACCGCTTGTCCGCCAGCAGCAACAGCGGCTGCGATAGATGCGTAAACCGGACCAGTACCGCCGGTATTAAGAATGGTTGCACCCGCAACCACGGTTGATGGCGTAAGCAGGAGGATGCCGCCAGCGGTAGCACTGATGCTGAACGCTTGGGTATTAGCAACGTAGCCAGCACCCTGTATGTTGTTGGTCAGGATGCACTGATCGAGTATCACGTTACCAGTCAGTGTTGCTGTTGCTGCAACGATGAATGTATTCGCTGCCACGCTTGACCACATCGGGAACAGACATTGTCTGAAAATCGTCGTTCCTGTACCAGCTAGGATTGTAACGTTGGAATTGGTACCGGTAGCTCGAACGATCGCATCATTGCCGATAACGCAGTTTTGGAAGAAGTTATTAGCCGAAGCCAGGGTAAGAGCGCGGTTGCCGGCTTGCGCGCCAGCGGTAGCATGACCGATCTGATTGATATTGACGTCGATGTAGGTGTTGCTGCCGCCCGCTTCCGCCCAAGCGACTTGGGTTGCTGCCTGATTGATACCGCTCAGTACCGAGAAGTTCTGGAAGATACAACCGGTCGCGGTCACGTTGACAAGCGGGCTAAAGGCGCCTGAGGTTGCCGCAACCGAAGCTACCGAAATAAGCGGGGTCGCAAAAGGATTGATTGCAAGCCCAACAAGATGGGTGTTATTCTTCGACCAAACAAAGGTAGCGGCGGGAGAAAAAGTTCCGGTAAAGTATACAACGTCGTTGTTGCCGGCTAGACACGCTGTCTGAGCTTGCGATAGGGTCTTGAAGGGATCCTGCGGACCACCGGTGTTGCCGTCGCTGCCATTGGTACCATCTACCCAGAAAGTATTACCAGTAAATGGAGGCAACCCGTCCGGAATACCGTAAAGCGGCATCCCAAATTGGGTAGAAATATTTTGTCCACCAGTGCTAAAACCTACCATTTTTGTAGTCCTCTTCTGATTTCAAAAGGCTCCAAGAGAATTGCTGCTCCCTTGGAGAGTTTAGGGCGCCAAGGAGATAAGCAGGCGCCTTTTAGTTTACCATCATAACTTCTGATTGCTCTGAAGCCCAAATTATTCCAGTGATAGTGTCAACGCCCTTTACCCAAAAAGGGACGCCGTGATGATTATAAACACCAAAACTACCCACGGTCTCATCCTCATTACTTAGTGGGCAAGGCATAAGGCGAACGGTTTTCCCATTGATAGACGGCAACTCGGTATCTTTATTATCGTCAAAACTAACACAATGACCGAAAGCTTCAATTTCATAAAGCAATCTAGCCATTCTTGCCTCAGCGATTGTTTTGTACACTCCAATATGTGTATAAATACCATCGATAGAGATGTTAGCTCTGAATTTCTTACCGTGTTTTGATACGCCTGTATATCCAGTAGAATTTAGAGGGCTGAGTGGTTTATTGTAGCCATTCTCACTTCGAGTAGCATCTCGAAGATTTTCCCACGTATTATCGCCTTTGTTTCTATTTTTGTGGTCAATCTCAAATTCGGGCCATTCGCCTGTCATATACAACCAAGCTAGTCGATGCTCTAGATATCCGTTGTAGTCAATTCCAATCGCCCTGTAATTCTCATGAACAATACAACCCGCTCTAGTTCCGATTCGCTGCGGCGATACATGCGCCAACCAAGTAAAAATACCAGTTTTTGGGTCGTAGTGAACAACTTCTTTAAGTCGTACTTGCGTCAATGGTTTTTTAGTTAATTCATCTGCTCTGCTAACGTTGAGAACGAGATTATCAATCCTATTGTCAGCTCTATTTTGATTTAGATACTTAAGTCGTTTAGGCCACGCACCATAAGTATAAAGCCAAGCGATGGCTCCAACATTATAGGATTGTGCTCCAACATTCATTACTAGATACCCATAGTTGTTTACATTAGGTGTTTTTGTTCCAAATCTAGAAATCTTTTTTCTTTCAAGAATTCCAGTTTCGGGGTCATATGTAAACAATTCTCTTACTTGTTCTTGTGTTAGATTTACCATCTAAACCTCCATTTAAGGAGGCTAAATGTAGATTAGATTTGGCTTACTTGCAAGAGAAAATATTGTGTTTTATTACTCACAATATTTAAACCAATACCGTTCCCACTATTGCAAGCAATCACGAAGTAGGCGAGCTTCCCCAAAGACTTCTTGGGTCATTATAGTTAAAACTATATCTTTCCCACGCCTTAACCAAGAGATTGTCTGTGGTGAAATCTACCTGCATATCGATCTCGAACGGCTCACGTTCAAGATACAGCAGTCCCGGCTGATCGGTCTTGATGTACCAAGCGAAGGCATTGGTGAAGAACACGTCCTTGATGTAATCGCTGATACCACCCGCGGTTGACGGAATCACGTTCGGATCGTTCATCGCGGTACCGGGACGAAGTTCGGCCCGAAGCAGACGAAGTGCGATCGGTTCGTTGTTAGGGTGGATGACCAGTGTCTTACCGGTTGCCATCATGCGCAGACCAGCGTTATCGTAGAAACCGGTCTGAATGGAAATCATGCCATTCAAAAGCGCTGATTCATTCAAGTCTACGTTAACGGTCGGAGCGTTAGCCCAAGTAGCGGGACCGCTACCACCAGCCGGCAATGGATGCGCTGTGTTAAGCAACGATACGCCGTCTCCGCCAACGTTTGTATCAAAGGTGGTTGAGTTATTAAAGACCGCAGCGGCGTAGATTTCCTTGGTCTGGGCGAACGAACGCTGAAGACCTAGATTGGAGGGACGAAACTGCGCCTTATACAAGTTGTCCGAAATGGTATTACGCGTGATGGCGTAGCCAAGTCCGATACCGGTATGAAGCTGGTTGTAGACGAAAGCTTCGCCCGAGTTGTTATCAAACGCTGTCTGACCACCATCGGTCTTAAGCTGTGCTAGTGGCAGGAAGCGCATCGAAGCGGTGCGTTCCTGTGCCATCTCTGACTTGCCCTGGTCGAACAGCTTGGGCCAGATACTAGGCCATTGCTTGTATTCGCCGGTTACCCCGCGAAGACCCGGCAGGAGCAAATCACGAATTGCTGCAACATTAATAGCCATGTGATTATACTCCGGTCTGCGTCTTGAACATCTGGTTGTTCATCGACACGATGACATAATTACCAGCTGTGGTTGTATCGGTGCCGTTGGCGCCCGGCGGCGTTGTAATGACATTCCACACCTTGAATGGCAACGTTGCGGCTGCACCAAGGGCGGCTGAGGCCAGCGACATGCCGGAAATACCAGTAGTGGTGTTACCCGACGGGTTGGTTGCGATATCCGCGCCATTACCAATCGTGGTCTGATCATTGGTCACGCCCGATGCCGACTGTACCTTGAACAGAGCGTTCGGATCATCGATTACGAAGGCACTAACGTCGCCGGTCGCATCGGAGCCGGGCCAGTAGTTGTTCCAGACGTGCTTCTTCTGGCTGGTTGAGTAATATTCGCAGCCAACGAAGATACCGGTTAGAATCTTGGTGGCCGAACCATCTGCAGCGGTCCACCCGATTATATAGCCAGCGGCACCGGTGCCGCCATCGCTCGATACCCACATTCGCACCGCATCGCCATAGAAAATCGCTGTGGCCCAGGTAGACTTGATGCGATAGGGGGTATTGTGGCTTTCCATGAAGTTCGGCATTCCGGATGCCGTACCCCAATGCTGAAATCCGAATGGGCCGAGTACGTTTGCCATTGTTGACCTCGTTAACGCTTATGCTACCGCAAAAGTGCGGTAGAAGCAGCTATACAATTTGGATTAGGATGGAGGCACAATACGCTGCGTGCGTAGCCGGTCCTGGCAACAAGTAGTGAACTTCTATACAATTAAACTATTGTAGAGTTCTATTTACTTGTTCTTCAACTTGGTCAGCGCGACCAGTTGGTAAATTACTGATTAATCAATGTATAAGACATGGCAAGTTAAAAAGCAAAGTTATTCTTAGTTTATTGTTTAAACAAACAAATTACCTTTAGTATCGGCTACTATACAATTTAAAAATTGTATTTCCTGCAACCAGCGTAGCTAGCCTGCTACGGAGAATATTCTTTGCAGCATTTGTATCTCGGTCATGAACCGTTCCACAATCACTACAAGTCCATTCTCTTATTCCAAGACCTGCGATACCTTTCGGCCTCGACGATGGAAGTGTTCCACAAGTCGAGCAGGTTTGGGTAGTTAAATACTCTGAGACCTCAAGCACACGACCGGCTCGCAAATGCGATTTATACTCGATCATGCGCTTGAAGTCCGACCAACCAGCATCCATTACAGATTTTGCCATACCGGTCTGAGCTAGTTTTAATGAACTCACATCTCCGATAACAATAAGACCATATTCTTTTGCAAGTTTTGTTGATTCCTTGTGCAAGAAGTCTTTACGACGATTAGCAATCTTGGCATGGATATTTCTTACACGCTTTGACTTCTTAGCGCGTTGCGCTGTAGCTAGTTTTGCTTCAGATTTACGATAAAACTGCGGAGCTTCGATCTTTCTACCATCAGAAAGCGTTGCCAAATGTTTCAATCCAAGATCTATGCCGATTTTATCTTGTACTGCTTCTGCCGCACATTCTACTTGAATTGAAAGATTCAAGTACCATCTACCGCGTGAATCTTGATTAAACGACCCAACTCCAATCTTAATTCCAGGTTTAAGTTTTGGATTGAGATGCATCGTTTGATATTTAATCTTACGAAAAGTAAACGTCGATCCATCAAATTTTACGTAATTCGTACTGAACGGCACCCAGCCTAATGATCGAGAAGTTCTCCACCGCAACCAAGATTTTTTACTTACCGATCTTGATTGATTATATATTCCACAAACTTGTTGAATAGTTTGCGAACAAATATTTAGTTCTTTTGATGCTCCAGCAGTAAGTTTACACAAATCATAATAATTTAACCACTTCCTGTCTGCTTGCACCGCCTTCTTCTGAGTTTCATTGCAGTAATTCCAAACAAAATTAACAATTCGTGCCTGACGTTTTAATTCGGTTGCGTGTTTATCCTTAAGCCTAAGTTTTATTGTCAATATTTGAATCATGCTATTACGCAAGTAAGTTGTAGGATGCTAGTTTAAACGTAGAATCTATTTACTAAGTAAATCCAATTGTATACTACAATCGTTGAGTGGGCGAATTGTAGCCTCGTCCGCTATCGCGTCTACGATGATGCCGCGTACGTAGGCCGCTACCGACACCTTCTGTCGTGCCGATAATTGGCACAACAATTCAAAATCTTTCTGCCGAATCCAGGTAGCGATAGACTTGTATTGACTGTAATCCAGCGCCATGTCCCTACCCCATTTTACTTATTGTTAATCTTCTATAGCCATTGGTCTAAACATTTCCTTCTGGATCTTGGGCGCAATTTCCGGCAACTCGCGTGTGGCCTCGCCTTTGGGAGTCATGCCAAGGCGCTGCTCGGCTTCGCGTACCTGTTGCTTTGATAGCTGACGCAACTCTTTACGAGCTTCCAATGTCAATTCCATCGGCCGCTCCATCAGGATCTGACCACCCTTGATGATATGGGGTTCTTTGTAGCCGGGCGGCACCCAATTGGGGTGACTCTTGGGATTGACGGGTTCCCAACCCTGCTCCCGCATTCTAGCAATGTAAAATGGGTCCTGTTGCCCTACGTTTTCCCATCGCTTCCACTCATAATTGAGTCCCTCGGGCACTTCGTCCAATGGAATGTAGAACTGATCTTCGTTGACAGTCGATTTACTGCGACGGGTCCGGGCGCGCGGAGCGACATGATCGGAGGCATGATGCTCATCTCTCCGTCCTACGACTCGAGGTTCGTGCATCGGGGCGCGCGGCGCAATGCCTTCGTTGGGGTTTACTCTTGTAATTTTCAATATCCTCTTATTTAATTATCGTGATGGCTGGTTGGCGAACCCCAGCGTTGAATTATCGCGGACCGCATTTGTAGCCAGTTACCCGCTCTTGGCGCTTCATGTTGTCTAAGGTGGCCCAATCTCCACTCCACATCACGATTCACTTAATGGGTCAATCGGCCGATTTTACCTTCAGCTTCCAATTCTATCAGATTGCGGGCATATTGACCAAAAGCCTGAGCTTCGGGCAGGTGCGGGAAGGACACTTTTGCCATCTCCTGCTGATCTTTTGTTAATCGTACTTCGCGCACGTTGCGCTGTGGTTGCCCAGCCGCATTGGGGGCATCACGCGTCACAGGTGCTGACGGCGCTGGTTTCTTAACTTCCCCAGCCGTCTGTACCTCCGCTGCCTTGGAGGCAACCTTGGGATCGACTACCTGCTGTTGTGTCGGAGGACTGATATGATCCTCGATCGTCTTAAAGTATTCCGGCGAACCCTCCCTAATCGAAGCGGCCAGAGCGGCGTAATGACCGGCCATCATTTTACTATTCTTGACCGCATCACCGCCCAGATTGGCCGGTATACAATCAAGATGCTGCCGCATCCAGTTCTGTGCCGCCGGGGCCATCTGTGCCAGATATTGTTCGACAGGATTGGATTGGATCTGTGGTTGGGCCTCTACCCGACCTTCATGGGTCGTGGTTTTACGAGCGCCTGCTTCATAGGAGGCTTTCTCTGATTCCAACCGGTCAAGACGCGCCGACGCCTTGGACATCTTGGTCTGGATCGATGCCATCTTAGCGAATTCACCCGCTTCCGCCGCCCGGGTGTATTCAGCCTCGTAAGCCTCGACTTCGCGCGTTGCCGACGCGATGCCATTCTCGATAACGGTCAATTCGCTATTGTCGGCGCGTTCGCGCTGTTGATCCGCATGTTCCCGCGCTTGCGCTGCTTCTCTCTGCGCTTGTTCGCGTTGCGCGCGTTCCGATGCAGCCGTCGCTTCCGCTGCTCTACGAGCGTCCTCTTGCGTTTTAGCATAGGCTTGGGCTTGAGCGAGGGCTTCTTCAGGCGTCGGACCTGACTTTACGACAGCTTGTTGATCGTTTGGGTCAACGCGCGGCTTCGAGACCTTCTCTTTGGTCTTAGCTTCTTTTTTGATGTGCTCGGGTTCGCCTGCCAGTTTCGGATCGTCGTCAACGTTAACCGCGATCGTGTCAAGGTCATCCACGTTAACTACCAGATCATCGTCTTTATCGGCCATCTGTTATCTCCTCAATATACTAGATCGGGGGCAGGAATCTTCAAGCGAATGTGCTGGTCCTCGACAAGCCGGCATAGTTGCCCGTTGACATAAAGTGCTCGCCCATCACTCACCCAAATCGATACCCAATCCCCAATCTCGACGGTCTGTCCCTTAAAATCGTAGTTATGATCGGATACAAAGGCATTGGGGCCCTTCTTTAGAACCAGCCCAGCCTTACCTTGATTCTTATCTTCGCCACGAGTTTGATCAGGGATATAAATATTACTCTTGGTTTGTTGAGGACGTTCGTAAACCCCTAGTAAAATGTAATTACCATAAATAGTAAAGTCTTTAAGGTTACCTGCTTTCTTCTGAATTATACTAGCAGGATTCTCTTCGTGTTTCATTAACATGGGCGGCAAGTTAATATCTCCTATTCGTCTTCTGTTTTCGTTCGATTTCCGTAGTGGTCATGATCCAGTTGGATGCCTAAGTCGATAACAGCTTGTAGAGCCTCGATATACGAAATCGCCGCCTGGTATTTCATAGCGGTGGTTATCGCATCTAGCCCGGTATTCTGACCCAGTATAAGGGCCGATCCCCGAGCTAGGCCGTTCACCCTATCGTCCAATTCTCCAGCCAACGCATTGTATAGTTTGCGGAAAAATGGGTCAGTTATCGTAGGGACAACCATTCTTACTCAACAAAATCGCCAAATGTATCGAATTTGAATGAAGCTGCTTGGCTATGTGCCTTGCCATCTTCGTTCCAAGCGGATCCACTAGCCTCGATACGAACTACTGGATCACCTTTAAAACTTTTGCACAAGATTTCTGCAATATCCCCAAAAGCATTCTTAGCTGCTTCCTCGACCGTTTCTTTCGGACAACCACCCGTATCTACAAATTGTTGTTTGACTACTTCAGCCAATTTTGAAGCACGCCCTACCTTCGAATAGAACCAACTCATGCAAATCTCCTATTTTACTATTTTGATTATACTTCTTGTGGTTTCATGCTGCCGCGATGCGATGGAATCTTGATTCCCATCTTCTCAAGCCGACCTTCTCCTGTAATGGCGCCGGCAGTCATATGAACGCCGCCACCCTTGGCCCTACGGATCAGGCCTTCCTCTTTCAGAGTCTTGCTAATCAAGGCCTTGTCTTGAGCTTCATCACCGTGGGGAGTATGAACACTGCCGCCCTTAGCCCGCATCATGGGCGGTGGGCCGCCAGGAGGACCACCAGCGCCAGGCGGCGGCATCATCGGAGGTCCGCCGGGAGGTGGACCAGCCATCGGTGGAGCACCCATAGGCGGTTTTGGCACCAAGCCTGCTAATTGTGGCGGCGGAGCGGGGGGCATCCCGCCTGGAGCGCCGCCTTGCGGTGCTACCACTACATTGACATGAGTCGCACCTTTCCCATGATGCTTGGTACGACCCCCACGAGCACGAGCGATTACGCCGCCTCCGGTTGATTTCTTTTGGCCGATCATGTTCTCGTAGTCTTCGCCGCCGCTTTCGGCTTTACCGCCATCTTCACGATGCTTTACCTTGCCGCCGCGCGCATAGGTTGCGACTGGATTGGCAGCAACGGCACGTCTCGCAGGGCGATCGGAACGAGATGTTGCGGCAGCACTATCAGCACCAAAGCCTACATGCGCTTCGCCAGATTCTCCCTTGAGACGTTCACCCGGCGTTGTAATATTGTTGGCAGGACCAGAAGCCAAACCATAGTTGGTTGTCATACTGCGAAGCTTCGCATTGTGCGAATCAGAAACTTCTTTGCGGTGAGGATGTGCCATTTAGGTGTCCTTGACTTGACGAGAGGTTCCATCATCGTTTTGTAGATTACCGCCGCAAGTCGATTGCGGGTAAATTGTAGTATTTGGCAATGCTCGTGGATGTGAGTACACAAAAGCAGGATAACTTATCATCTGTTGCAAATCCCACATTCTTCTAAAATCTGCTCGAAGTTGTTTGATCTCTTTGGTGAGTTCGGCAATCGACGCTTCTAATCCGATTGATTGTGCAGCCTTGGCAAACCCCTTTGAATCACTGATCTCGTCCATTACTTCTTGGCCTTTGGTTTTGTCTTACCTGGCATAGGATTTACTCTCGGCGTCGCCTTCGCTACCTTGATCTGATGTTCACGATCTAGCTGCTTCTGTTGCGCTTCGTGTTGCTGCGTCGCGCCCAATACCCCTAGTTCGTGCTGGCGGTCTGCATCTTCGGACGCGACTTGATGCGCCTTATCCAATACTTGACTTGCGTAATCTTGCGACGCAACGCCTTGTTGTTGCGCCATATTAGATTGATTATCTAATTTCGCAAGTGCAATTCCGTGACCCTGATCTTGCGCCTGCTGTACATGCTGCGATAACCGGTCGGCAGATTGATGGAAATGATCTTGTTGTTGTTGCGCAACGCCCTGTTGTCGATCGGCATGTTTATGTAGATTATCCGACGCCAGACCCTGTTGTGCCAGGTCGTGGTCATCCTTGTGGACCACCATCGTACGCGCTACATCTAGTGCAGCAATCTTTTCGCGCGCCTCGATTTCCTTGGCTTTATTCTGGATATCTTGCGCATCCAGTTGAATCCGGGCCATAGTCTCTCTTTGTTTATTCTGACTATCGGTCACCCGCGTCTGCGCCGTCAGCATGTTAGCCTGAGCCGAAATCTCCTGTGGGTTGGGCGGCGCGGCTCCGGGAGCGGGCGGCGGTTTAAACAGGCTTTCGGGATCGTCGATGCCCATCACCGATAGTGCACGTTGATCGACCGCATTGATATCCATCTGCGGGTTGGTCATCGCCATCTGCCGCATCGCTACAATCTTCAAGTAGCGTTCGGTCTGGCTACTGGTATTGGGATCGGCGCGCGGGATCAGATCACAATCACCCAGTGCCGCCAGGAACATCTGAATGTGGCGCTGCTCGCCTTCCTCCAGCGCCTGCTCTATACTATCCAAACCAGCTTCGTGCGCCAATACCTTTAGTACCTCGGACTTCTTCTTGCGGTGCCGCCACAGGGCCGACGGATCTTCCATCAACATGCTTTTCAGCATGTCAAATTCCTGCCCCTGTGCCTGATGCAGGCGCTTGTGAACTGCTGACATCAGCTTGGTCGCCTGTTCGATCATGGCGAGGGTAGTTCCGACCGGCGCGTCCTGCTTACCTTCGCCAATTTGAAGCTCGGCAGTACCGCCCACTCGCTGTGCCGTCTGGGCGATGTTGTCAATCAATTGTATAAAGACCGCGGACGGATCCTTATAGGGAAGGGGCATGATCGCTGAACGAATATCCTGCCCGACGGTGTCGATCGCCATACCGCCGCCGGGCGGTACCCGGAACTGATTGGTCATCTGCTTGGCGAGCGATTTAATATACAAGAAGCCGGGGAAGTTTGAGAACATACCGGCATCGATCATCAAGCGCCAGGAAGCTGTGACCGCCTTGGTCGCATTGCCCAGTACGTTTAACAAACCGATGCCGTAGAAACCCAAACCCGGTATAAAGATGTAGGCGATGATACGATTGCACGCCAGGCACATCGGGTCATCTTCTTCCCAATTGCGCGTGATCGCCAGGATGCGGCGAGATTCTTTGTCGATTACAACTTTGTATGGGAGCGGCAACCCTGTCTCTTCGCCATCCATCTCGTGCTCAAAGCCGGGTATTTCTATTTCACAATAGCATTCGTATAATTCACGATCTTGATCACGCGGTTCTTGATAGGTGGGCGGCGCAATACCCTGTATTTGATTGATCTTATTTTCAATCGGGTTCGGGAGAGCCGGTAAGCCCATGTCTGGCAGGTCGATATCACGATATGCCCCCAATAGTTGCATTCTACGAAAATCGGAACGCTTCATCATGGTCCGGTGGGTGACGCGTCCCGCACCGTCGATATCGGTCGCTGCATTGGATACAATCAAGTCCTTGGCATCGATCGAGGCGATGACCGGACGTCGCTTGATTGGATCGTGATAACCTTTCTTGAACGATATGCCCGAAAAACCCAACATCAGCAACATGCGGTCGGTATCGGGGTAGTACTCCTTTGCCGTCTTGGTTAAATAATGATTGAGGTCTTTCTCCAACGCTTGCGCAAGGCGATCGGATAACGCATTGGATTCGCCATCTGCTTTTACTTTTACTGGGCCATCGGTTGGGAGAAGCTCTCCTCTTGCATTGGCTTGGAATCGCAGTACCGCTTCAAGTAGAAGCGGATGATCGACAGTGGATACGCCTTCCGCGGGGGTAGCTCCCGCTACCGTCGCCCCTCTGGGCTGCTTGATTTCCAAACCGAGCAAGGAAATCCCATTGCTCATATTCTCAAGCCAGGAGGCCCGAGATTGCGAATCGGATTCGATGCCTAGTAGAAGCTTTTCGCAGATAGTGGATAGTTCAGATTCAAGTAAATGTTCGGCCAAATTGGCATCGAACTTCTTACTATCTTTCTTAGGCTTGGCAGGCGGCCCCAAGGAAATCGAGACGCTGCCGTCGGGCAACGCAATTTGAGTGGTATTGGTTTCCTGATCAAAATTTACTATGTTATCGTTGCCGTTCATAGAGACAACAATATCGGCGCCAACAGAAGCGGCTGGCGCTGTTTGCTTTCGGTAGTTCTGACCGAGGTCCAAAGGGAGCACGTTTGATTTAGCCATCTACGTGCTTCCAATTTATTTTATTAATTATACAACTAATTGTATATGTGCTAACACCAAATTTCTTAGCTAAAGCTACAATGTTATTAGGACCTCGGCCTGGCGTATAGATATCTCGTATAACAACAACTTGATCTTCATTTAATTTACTGTTTAGCCTTTTTGACCCTAGAAAACTGCAAACATTTTTATTCTTCCCTCTAATTTCCCCATTTCTAACAGCGTCATCATAATTATCTTTATAACTACCCCAAGCCAAATTTGATAGTTTTCCATTGCGTACGTTATCATCTAAATGACGCGCTACTTCTCCATGTTGAGGAGGGCGCACGAATGCAGTTAAAATTAGTCTGGCTAGTATTAAATCACGAGAATTTCCTCGATCGTCGGTAAGATTAATGAACCGAGAATGACTCTTTAGAAGTTTTTCTTTTCTAATCAAAAAATGAGGCTTGTTCTTACGTATAAATGAAGTTTTTCTTTGTAAACTCTTAACGCGTCCTAGATTGCTTACCTCATAAAAAGAATAGCCGTCTATCTTCTTCCAAATCTCTTCGGAAGAGTCGACAACTTTATTCTGACCTAAATCGAGAGGAACTATATTTGATTTAGCCATTTAAGGCTTGTTACTTTACTTCATTGCTTGGAATGTTTGTAGATGCCCTTCAGATTGGCATGGATATAGCCGCCAATCGATTTAGCAGCTACTAGCCCTTCATGAACGTCTTTTGGCACGTCATGGTAATGATAAATCGATCCGTCTTTAAATTCGACAGCAAGAGTATTGGTCTCGGGATCGTGCCCTACCGACTTTACATTACTGCTCGATACTGGAGCGCGATCAATCATGGTCAAGCTGCTCGTTTAACGACAGGTTCTGGTTTTATAGGTTCATTTACTATAAAATCATACATCTTCTGCGCCAAGGGAATAACATTATCTGGCACAGCATGTTCAAGACGACTGGCAATTTCCAAACACTGCAAACGAATCGATTGTGATACGCCTGAATCAATCATCTTCATTTTCCTCTTCAACGCCTATCGGAGCGCCTTGATCGACAGGACGATCGCCGCGGATTGTAGATCCATTAAACACAGAAAGTATAAACGGCATATTAATAACTAATTCTTCCGCTTGCAAGGCTGAGTCTGCTTGTATGGAAACCCAGTCTTCAACCGATTTACGAACTCGTACCCGCCATAGTTTTGGTTTAGGCATCTTTACCAGCTAATCCACAATATCCACCAACGATAAGATCATTAGTACTGGCATCCATTGGATATGATTCCCTCACTTTAACTCTCCACATCATACAACCAGACCCTATACAACGCGTCTCGTCATGCACGCCGTCGATAGCGCCAGGCGCATCCGCTACATGTCGATTTACTGCCATCCCCGCAACCAGCCCAGTTCTAACAAATGGGCACCACTTAGTCTTGGCTTCATCTTCAGTCATAGCCAACCATTTTGTTTGTATCTATCAATCTGTCTTTTCAACTTAGCATTAGGTTCACCAAATGGCGATGGCTCTTTAGTACCATCAGTTACCATAGATCCAAATCTGAAATCAGGATTTCGCCACCACCAAGGTTCTCTGGTTGAGTTGATATCCGTCAGCCATTCCGTCACATCGTCGTATACCAACATACCTTTACAACGTGCCGGACCTAGTGGAGTAATACAATCAAAGTCCATTACTTGAAATAACATTAGGGAGCTCAAATATGCTCCTCTAGAAACATACTATGGTGATGCGAGCCGTTGATATTCATATTGTTAAACGAAATGGTGGTATAGCGTAGATTGTTTCTTCTACAATTTCGTTCATTGCCGTCAGCATGATCAACTATTATTCTCTTATTAGTCTTGGGTTTTACTATGCCCTTGCGCTGCATCACAATTGTATGCAGGAAGATAGTTGATTGTATCCTACTCCGCAACCGGATACCGTCTTCATATTGATCTGTACCGATCTGTTCATGACCAACTCTAGCTAGATACGATTTGACTCTCTTGGTACCTTTGTGGATCCTTGATGGTTTCAACCGCCATCGCCATTGTACCAAGAATTGGTAATCGATCTGATCTACTATCGCGTAGTCGTTGGCATAATCGTCCGCGTAGATGCGGTACTCGTACTGATCATCTTCCCACGTACTCGGATCGAAGAAATCCATTTACCAAGTCCAATCGAAGCCCAGTACTGTCTTAATCGCCGATCTCTTCTTCTGTTGCCAGCCTACTTTCTTTAGGCGTTCAACAGCTCTATCGTAGTTACGTTGGCGCTGTTCCAAGATCTTAACGGACATCGACCAAGATTTCTTACAAGCCAGATCAGGGTCTAACGAAGCGATCCACTTGGATTGATCGCGAAGTTCGAATTCAACTACCTCAGGCAAACCGAATACTTTTATATAATCTGAGGCTCCGATCAACGTCTGTTGATATGTTAATCCACCAGAAAAGTTTTGTTGTGCGGGCGGACCTGCACCGCCGCCATACAAACCAAGTCCTGTGCTGGAAAGAGGACTGTGAGCCCGATTAAGCCCTGCTAAGGAACCGATCTCATGGTCAGCTACGGCCTTCGCCGCTAGTGGCCCCGCCGCGGCACCAATCCCCAATAAACTTAGAAACGTCT